GTCGATACCATGCTGTGACTGTGCATCCTGCGCAGCTTCGAAAGTCCAGCGAGCTTGTAGCTTACGTGACTTGGCTTCTACGGCCTGACGAAGGATCTGAACAGAAATCTGCTTACCACCATTACCTTCTAGAGTTGCAGTGTCAGCACCAGTGTAGTAGTTAGTGCTTGTTGCATCTAGAGGAACTCGTGAGTATGCCTGCGCAATCTTGAACGGTGATAGTGCTTCTTCACCAGCAGTTACTGAGGTTGCTGCTGCTGAGTTATCAGTCAAGCTATTTGCATAGCGAACACGTAGAGTGTGAATCTGACCAACTGGGCCAGTCATTGGCTGAACGCCGACGAGTTCGTTTGCAATAACAGTTGGCATAACACGACGAATTACTGGTAGAATCACACGGTTAAGTGTTGCGATGTTACCAGCAGTTGTAGTGCCAGCTGAACTTTCAGCAAGCAACTGCTTCTTTGTATTTTCAAGCAATACGCTCATTGTTGACTTGCGATTGCCCTTCAAGCCTTCGAGCAGGGCGTCTTTAGTTTCGTCCCAACGGCTTTCTAAGAGTACTTTTGACATTTTTATATTCTCCTAAACTATGTCTAATTAAAGCCCTGCCAGGCGCTTAATATCGATTACATTATCTGTATCAGACAAATCGATTTCTTCATTTTTCTTGGCAGTTTTATTACCAGTGGCTTCTCCAATAACAGATTCAGTTAGAGCCTTCTTCGTTGAAGTTGGCTGAGATGAACCAGTATTAAGAACTGCCGGCAAATACTTATCGAATGCGACAGACAGTTTTGGTGTCTGGACGCTTTCTAGTAAAGTTCTCATTACTGAGGCCTTCTCAGCATTCAGAGTTCCTAGGAGCTTTCCTAGTTCTCTTTCACGTTGAGTTGATTCCTTAATAATTCTAACTTCACGATCCTTGCTTTCAACCAACTTAGATGTTTCTGACAATCTATGTTTGGCTTCTGCGAGTTGACGGTCTTTGTGTGCAAGTGCCTTCATTACCTTACGAGTCTCAGCTTTATCATTGAGATAAGTTACTGAGAATTCGCTTGCAAATGATTCGAAAATCTTGCGACCGAAATTATTTTCTTTGGCGAGCTTGATATCTTCCTTAAGCTGAGACAACTCAGACTTAAGATGCGATGAGACTGCTGAACTGACTTTCTTAGCACTTTCTTCAAGAAATCTTGCTTTGAGTGCGGTAAGTTGCTTGCGGCCTTCAGCAACGAGCTTGACTTTAGCTTCCACAACAGCTTGTCTATCTTGAGCGAACTCTTTGATTTCACGAGCTAAAGCATGAACAATGAATTGTTCTAGCTTCTTGTTGTTTTCCATTTGAAGTTGGCGATCTGAACGTAGCTCTCTGATTTCTTCGGCTAACTTAGTAACCATAAAATCGTTGAACTTTGTTGCATTTTCACGTAGCTTCAATTGAGCTTTTACACGGTCTTCGTTCATTGCTTTTCTTTCAGATGCAAATTCTGCAATTTCGTCTGAAAGACTTTCTGTCATCATCTTATCAAGGGCATCGACCATTACACTACGATCATGTTCGTAGCGATTAGCAAACTCCTCATGGAGTTCTGCACGAATCTCGTTACGAGCTTCATTTAACTTAGCTTCCCAGGCTTCATTTAACTGAACCCCGATATCTTCGTTAATAAGGCCGCTTTCGAGTAGTGGCTTGATAGCATCTAACATGCTTTTATCCCCTTATTATAATTTGAGTTCTGAGATGAGACGTTTAACTTCCTCACCTAAGAATCTCTGTACTTTTCTGTCACCGCCAGCTTCCTTAGCAATCTCTAACATTCTATGACCATGCTTCATATTCATGACGCCTTCATAAATTGCTTTGGGGTATGCGTTTGGTGCACTTGGTTGAGCAACAATATCGACAGTGATTATTTCAAAATCACTGACACGGCCATCCATGTCGTTTACATTACCTGATCCACGACTAGATACACCTAGCTTAACTCCTGATTCCAACATAGTCTTTACGAGTTGACCCATTGGGGTTGGGAGAATTTTCAGTTTCCCGAAACCATTGGGACCGTCCATCCACATACGAGTGATCATATGAGATACACGGTCCAAATTAATCTTTAAATCATCCGGGTGATCTACTTCACCTAGCACTGAATAACCTTCTTCAATTTGCTTATTCAGTGTATCTACGGCTGTCTCAATTTCACTGACGGGGTAAACACGCTCATTTGCGTTCTTTACCCCGCCCTGGATGAAAATACCTTTCATATACAGGGTCTTCAGCTTGTCGTCGCCTTCTGTTACGGACTCGACAATCAACCCTGCCTTATCAAAGGTTAGATTTTCTCTAAGATACAAAGCCATTTGTTCTCAGATTCCCTTAGCGAATTGGTCTACGAGCAGGTCTACGTGACTCTGCTACTGGGCTCTTGTCGTTAGCAGAGCCGTCCTTAGTGACTGGCTTAGGGGCAGCACTAAGGTCTACGTTTTTGTGACCTGGAGCATTCTTGAACGAGCCTGCACCCTTTACTGAGGTTTCACCCCTTGAGTATGCATTGCTTGGGCCCTTCGGACCGTTTGGAGCAGATTCGTTGTCGCCTGCAAACTTGACTGGCTTGCTTGCCATTCCTGCTTGACCTGCGTTAGCTGCTGATCCAACTGCGCTCTTGGTTTGTACACCATTGTCACCGTGAGTTACAGAAACCTTCTGAAGCTGAACAGCTTCCATCATTGCTTCTTCATCACCTTCGTCACCGAAGTCTTCTTCTTCGTCGCCGGCGCCCATGTCTGCATCTTCTTCGTCACCGAAGTCTGCACCTTCATCGTCGCCGCCGCCCATGATTTCTTCGAACTCGGCCATCAACTGGTCGAGCTTGTCTTCAATGCGGATTACTGCATCTTCGACTTCTTCGTGATCAGCGTCTTCGCCTTCTTCGTCATGATCCATTTCCATGTCATGAGTGAGGTCTGATCCTGCTTCTTCAGCATCATCGTCAAAGTCGATGTCGGCTTCATCATCGTCTTCCATGACGCCTGATTCTTCAGCCTCAATTTCGTCAAGTAGATCGCCTACTTGTCCGCCCATACCTTCATCCATATCGTCTTCCATGTCATCGGCCATAATTGACTCGAAGATTTCACGGGACTTTTCAACGACGATTTCGTGGAATAGTTCACGGGCTTGGTCTACGTCCTCATTGATGATGAGGTCGTGCAATTGCGAAAATTTTCTAATATCCATTGAATTTTTCTCCTGATAGAAATGGCTTTGTATAGTTACTTATGCCGTAGTCAGGAAAAGTACTCAATAAGTATGTATTTTTTGCATTTTTAGAAAAAATACAAAAAGTTACTTATTAAGCTGGTGCGCCAGCTGCATCACCTTCGGGTTTTGCCCCGTATTGTTTCTTCACTTTCTGAAGATATATCTTACGTTCGTAGTTTCTAACATCAAGCATTCGACGCAGTTTGCGGATTTGCTTTAATGTTAATTTAGTTTTTCGGGATGTTCGGTACACAGGTTTGCTGTTGTCAGAATTGACATCTTGCATTCCTTGAACAGGCGGATCAAACATCTCTAGTAGTTTCATATTTTTATTTATCTTTGTTTAGTTTGTATTCACGGTAGTCTACTAAAAACCCCATCGCAACAATAATATTCATCCCCAGTGACATTAGTATAATGTGTATATCCTGATACCACGTGTAATGTATACTCAAATGAACATGTCCTACTATCCAAAAAGGGACTGAAAGATTTTCTGATATCCAAATTAGCAAGAACTTTAGAAATTGTAACATTACAGTATACTAGAACTTGCCACGAAGTTACTTTTATATCTGCATAGCGCCTGCTGCGCCGCCTCCGCCTAGTGGTCCTCCGCCTGCGCCTGCGCCTGCTGCGCCTTCCGGTCCGCCAACTGGGCCTGCAGTTTCAGGTGATCCTGGCTCTTGTTCCATTTCTGCATTCTCAAGTTCATCGGCAGTACCCTGATCTGCTTCGAAGTCTCCAGTAGATACTCCAATGTTTCTAAGATCAGAACCCTTAGGATCTTCCGTAGTATCTTCAGCGTTTTCTTCTAACCAAAGCTGCTCATTCTTCTTGATTTCTTCTTCACTCAAACCTAAGAATCTTTCAAGTGCAAAACGCTTTGAAATGTAAGGGAATGCTTCCATGCTAGCAAAAGTTGATACTCTTGCATTGTCAAGTTCGCTCTGGCGATATGCAGCAAAGTTCTGCGGAGGATTGAATGTGATCTGGAATAATCCAGTGTCAATGTTAAAGCCTCTCCAACGAAGGAATAACTTGAACTCTTCATCCAACTTTAGACAGATGTAATTCTGTAAACGTTCACAGTACTGGTTGAATCTAAATTCTTGAATCATAGCAGTACCAACACGACCGTCATTTAGTGGGGTAGTGTTGTCATCTGGGCCAGTTGGAAGATATGAAGACGGAACACGAAGACCGCGAGCAAGACGGTTATTGAAGTACTTCAAGTCATCGATTTCACCAAGATTCTGTCCACCAGGAAGAACTTCAACTGACGATCCCCGACCTTCTGCTGTAACAGGGAAGAAATAGTCTTCGTTCATTGATAGTGGGTTATATGAAGCATCAACAATTGATGAACCACCGTATAATGAAGGGATTCTGCGTTGGTGAATTTCGTTCTTAACACGTTCAACGAATGCCATAGCTAAGTGAGATGGCATGTTACCAACGTCAATCTTGAACATTCTACGTTCAGGAGCACGTTGTACACGATAGATTAGAACAGCGTCTTCAAGTAGTTCTTTCTGCTTATAGACTTTGAAGATGTTCTCAAGAATTGATTGCCCAAACGGCCAGAATCTGTCAAGACCTTCTGTCAACGATAAGTGAACAACATGCTTTGCGTCTATTGCCGATTCAGATTGACCCAAAGTAAATCTTGAACCTGAAGTATTATAGGGCATCGAAGGTACTGTATACCCGCCACCTTGGCTTCCACCGCCGGTACCACCTAAGCCCGTTGCCGGATTAGCAGCAAAGTCAGTATTGGTTTTCTGTGCTACTGATAAGTTCTGTAAGTTGATATTGATGTCTTTGATGACATACTGTTCCGGCAGCTTGCCTTCTGATTCATTAACAATGACCTTAATGACTTTGACTACATCAACCCAGTATAGCTTGAAGTTTTCCGGATCACGAACAAATACTTGATCTCCGTACTTTACAACATTACGGAAAATCTTGAACATACGAACATCAAATTCATTTAGCTTACACCACTGCTGTAGCTGCTTAGTGAGCAATTCTACTTCACGTGGGGTAGGGTCTTCTTTGTATTCAAAAGCGAAGGGCGTCTTGTTATGTTCGTTGCGCTGAGTGGAGAATTCTGCAAGAATGTCTAAACATGCATTGATCTCAGCGTCAACGTCCATCATTTCGTATTGATTGTAACGTTCAATACGATTTGGGTGTCCTGTGTATACTTCCGGTAGTCTGGACATATAGTTCTTATATCCAAACTCAGTGCTGTTATAGCCATCCTGGGGACCGGGAGAGTTGTTCCAAGCACCCGAATTACTGTTAATGCCAGAAATCGGGCTAGATACGCCGCTCTTGTTTAGGAATTTCTTCTTGTATGCCATAGGTACCTGTTCTCTTATTATAGTCTATTTAGTGTCAAAGTGCATGTTTCAATAACTTCTTCTGAACGTTATTGGTGCTTTCTATCTTGTTGATCACATTATCAAACTTTCTAGACATAGAATGAATCATTTCTTTACTGATTCCTTTCGTCTTTGCAGGAGTACCAGTAGTAGAAGTTGGCTTAGGTGCTGTTTTGACAGCAGTACGTTGCATTTCTTTTGCTACCTCATCTGCACTAGTTGAAGCTAGCTTATTAAGAATTGAGTTAGGATCTAGTGGAATTACCAATTCAGTTCCGTGCAATTCCATTGGATAACCAGTAGAGGGTCCATCAAACATACCGCCTATCTTTGCCTTTTGTGCACCGGCTCTAATCATCGCAATATTTTCTTGCGCTCTTCTACCAACCTGTTTTGCCCATTTGCTATTTTGCATTTGGTTAGCTGCACCTTGGTTGTCTCCTGCACCCAATGCTTTAGTAAAGTTAGGCCATTTACGGTACCAAGCAGGACCCATATTGAACGTCATATCGATCAATGCAGCTTTAGACTTTTCGTTTTGATTATTGAATCCCGGAATTCCGGTAGCAGCTTGAGCATGTTTTTGATAGTCTTGCTGGAACATAGTCTTGACTTCATCATGTGAGAACTCTCTATTGTATTGAGCAGGTAAGCTGCGACCGTCACCAATTAGGTGTCCCACACCAACTGTCCAAAGTCCCAAAGAATCTTTGTAGGGTTTATATCGAACCCCTTCATGTCCAGCAACCTTGTCCATAATCCAATTTCCAAATGATCCAGCAGCTCCCTTTACTGCTTTCCAACCACTTGATACAGCACCACCGACCATATTACCCAACGACCCCAGCGCACTCAATCCTGCTGATGCTGCTCCGCCTACTACTCCTACTGCCGCACCCGCAACAGCTCCTGCTCCGTCGGCTAAACTACTAAGCATTCCACCGCTGCCACCTGAAAGTAATCCCATAGCTTTAGAGAAATTCAAGAATGCTTGTGAGTTTTCAGCAGCTTTTGGACCAACATCAATAGCAGCAAACTTTTTGAAACTTTCGAGTGGCCCGTCAACACCAAACAGCGAAGCTAATTTAGCTCCTGCAATTGTGCTAACCGCGTCAAGTAATCCTGCGCCGCCTTTATATGACGCCATTGCAGTTGAGAATAGTACAAATGAAGATGCATTAATTCGTGTTTGCTTAGGGTCAATCTTCAAGCGTGAGAAGTATACGACTTGTTGTTCGGGCGGTTTTACTTTGAAGAAGCTAACCGTAGCTTGTGCGAGTGAAGAAGTGATTCCACCTAACCCACCACCAGTGCCCTTATACGAAGCCATTGCTTTAGTAAAGTACACAAATGAGTCCGAGTTAGTCTTTACTTTTGCAGTATCAACTCTTATTTGCGAGAATGTTTCTAAGTCTTTGTACGGCGGTTTAGCACCAAACAGCTTACCGATTCCACCGTAAAAACCTTGTACTGCATCTGCTATCCCTGAACCCGCACCCAAAGCTGACACTGCTGCCATAGCTTTAGCAAATGCTATCAACGATGCACCGTTATCCTCAATCTTCTTTCTATTAAGATCAACTTTCTGTAATCTGAATAGCATCTCAGCCGATTGAGTAAGAGGGTCTTTATCACCGGTGAAAAATCTTATGATAGTTCCAAACGCTTGAGCCATTGCTCCCGCGCCCATCGCCATGATACCTACACCTAACCCTGCCATACCGACACCGGCTTGTCTTAGATTTTTACCATCAATGTCATTGAATGATTTTAGTCCAGTTGCTAGAGACGGAAGTGATTTTCCGATGATGTAGATTGCACCCGCAATTCCTGCACCAAATTCAGCAATAGCAGTTGCTAATGCCCCTGCACCTAAGATAACTTGCGGGGCAGCTTTACCTGCGTCAGTTAATGCACTAGCAATAGATTTTAGTGCTGCGCCAAATCCTCCAGGTTTACCAGCTTGTGCGGTGCCTCCTAGTTTAGCGATTCTTGCACTCTTTGCTGCACCTCGTAGAGGATTACCGTTTTTATCTAATAGCTGATCTTCTGCAATTCCCACTGCACTTGAGACTGCACCACCGGCTACTGCGGCTGCACCCGAAGCTACACTTGAGACTGCTCCTCCACTTCCTAATAAGGCTTGCAGACCCTTAGCTGCTGCTATTGCACCCACTGCGACTGCTGCTGCTAATACCGCATCTTTTAATATTGCGTTTTTGTCTCTTAATGGATCAAGACTTTCTAAGAAAGATTGATATTGCGCTTGTTTTTCACGCTCAAATGAACGAACGCTTTCAATCTTGTCAGCTAATGGATCTTTACCTTCTTTAGCTTTAGCAGCCATATCCGCTGCGGCTTTTTCGTAGCCCTTTTCAATGTCCATTCCAGCACGTCTGTTTCTTGCCGCCAGTGCTTCTGGATCCAATCCTACTTTTTTACCCAGCTCTGCTCCGCCCTGTTGTAAAGCTGCGCCAAATTGTGCAGCCTGAGCATCCAAAGCTTTGTCCATCTTGCTACCCTGTACTAACAGGTCTTTTTGAGCATTGGTTGATGTCTTTAGTCGTTGAGTAAAGGATAGAGGATCGTCTCCTCCTTTCATTGATAACATTGCCAAACCAGCGGTCTTTGAATCATAGTACCCAGTACGCATGACTCTTGCCATCTGCGATGCTTTGTCTTTACCGTACATCGCAGTGTACGTTTCAATCATCTTCTTACGATTATCTTGTTCACGCTGTAAGGCTTCAGCACCAGCAAGGTTGCCGGCTTTCTTCATCTTTTCTATTTTAATATTTTCAGCAACCGTAGCAGCCTGTTCTTCAAATTCAAGTTGAACTTGATTGATTTCTTCTTGTAATGCGTCAGCAGATTTACCAGTGAGAGATGACAGTACTGTCATGTTCTTTGCGTAAGCAAGTGATTCTTTTTGGATTTGTTCTATTGACTTAGATTGATTTGCGTAGGCTTTGCCTGATACAGATTGAGACTCTATGTACTTTGCTTGAAGATGCATTAGGGCATCTTGGCTGATACCCATTCTACCAAATTCTCGGCGAACATCATCGTTTACTGCGGCCATCTTCATGAATTTGGCAGCACCCTCGCCGGCATAACCGCCTAAGCCCATCATGTTTCCGCCGAGCTTTTCCATTTCGCCGCCCAGCTTTGCCATATTGTCGAGGGAGAATCTAGCGTTCTTAGCCAAATCCCCAATTTGTGTTGTTGTTAACGGAATGATTCCAGCTGTTTTAGTAAAATTATCTCTAATTTTAACAATGTTATCATCGACTTTAAATACTTCTTTAGCGACTTTGCCAAATATAGCAAGTACACCGCCAATTGCTAGTCCCAAAATACCAAAATTTTGACCAATAGAGAATGCACCCGAGCCTAAATCATCGACAACTTTACCGTATTTGGCAACACCCTCTTCACTGCTTAGTACTGCTCCGGTAAATCCCTGAAGTGCAGAAACCCCTTTACCAAACGCTTCTTTATAATTTTGAGACTTCTCGCTGATAATAGCTGCGGCTTTTGTGTTAGCTTCAGCAAACTTGTCAACTGCATTGTTATTTTCTTTTTCACCTTGTGTGTTAGCGTTTTGAACTTGTGTTCCATTTTTTAATGCAGTTGTAGTATCAGCTAATGATTTGATTGTGCCGCCCAGCAAGGAAGTTTGCTGAGAAATCAGCATACTAAGTTCACGCATTGCAGCTTGAATTTCTTGTTGTTCTGGATCCATATACATTACACCATTGAATGCTTGAGTATCTTAGACTGCGTACTATGGCTGCTGTCTAGCGCATTAAGCACGTTATCTAACTTGTGTTGAATCATATTATACAATTCTAAGTTCATTGCACCTTGATCTTCTGCTGCATGATTGTCTGTAGGAGAAGAAGTAGAGACTGCTGTTTTGTTGAAAGAGTCAGAACCAGTTTTAGCCAACTTCATCAACAATGAATCTACTCCAAGCGAACCAAGTTTTTTGCCTCGGTTGGAATCGGAAGGGAACCCTATGTCAGGACCGTCAAAAATACCACCATACTCTGCTTGTAAATCATAGTGCGGAAGGTCTTTTGCACCATATTTGTTAACCAGTTTATGCCTTGCTAAAATTCTATTAGTTCTAGCAGTGTCATTAATGCCTTGTTGCAAGTCAATAGCGTTACCCTTGATATGCGGTGCATTTGGATTTGGTTTAGCAACTAGTCTACCGTTTGGCTGTCTGCCCGGTGTTCCGGCTCTTACTGAAGTATCCCATATTCTCTGTTGGTCAGCTAGATTTCTTCTAGCACTGTTTACTTGTAGTTTATTACCTGTTTCTTTTTTATAGTCAGCGGCTGCGTTGAGAACAGCAAGCTTCATCCCCGGATTAAGTGCTTGGAAATTATCATAGCTACCGGATGCACCTGTAAAGTTTAATAAACTTCTTATTTTAATCGCATCGTAAACTGCGAGTGCAGCAGAACCAATTGCGCTACCGACTGCCCCTACTGCTCCGCCGACTGCCCCTACTGCACCGGCACCAAAAGAGGCACCAGCTTGCATACCCGATTGTACAGAACTTGCAAAGCTTCCTCCGCCCATCCAGCCGCCGCCCTCACTTGGCGCTCCGCTTCTTCCCCCGCTAGCAGGTGTGCCGCCACCGCCGGGCGCTGCACCTCCTCCATTACTAAGCATGTTGGCTGACTGTGCATACTTAAAGAATGCATCTGCGTTGCCCTTAGCTTTAGGACCAAAATCCATTTTAGCAAATTTAGCAAATGCTTCAATTGGGCCATCGCCTCCAAATATCTGACTAAGCCCGGCGCCGGCAAGTGCGCTGATAGTGTCAGCTAATCCTGGGCCACCTCTATATTCAGCCATAGCATTAGCAAATGCAACAAATGATTTAGAGTTTGCTGCTGCTTTCTTTTCGTCAATCGGAAGTCTAGAGAAATAAGCGAACTGATCTACCGGTGGTTTTACTCCAAAGAATTTTGCAGCAGCATCACCCAACGTTGCAGTAAGTGCGCCGATGCCGCTTCCGTATCCTTTGTATGAAGACATTGCAGTACTGAATTCAACAAATGCTTGTGCGTTGATTCTAGTCTGCTTTTCATCAATCTTGAGTTTTGAGAAGTCTACGAATTGTTGTAGGGGTGGTTTACCTCCAAAGAACTTAGCAACTCCACCTGCTATAGCGCCACCTGCTTGAGCAACAGCACCCGCTGCACCAATACCAGATGCAGCAGCCATAGCTTTAGAGAAGGCAACCATTGCTTCTGAATTGTTCTTAACTTTAGTCTTGTCAAAATTAAAACTTTGAAGTTCAAGTACCTGTTTAGATACCTTTTGTATAGGGTCTTCGCCACCAACCAAAAAGTTTACTACATTGCCGATAGCACCCACTACGTTACCAGCACCCATTGCTAGAATGCCGGCACCAAGACCTGCCATTCCGAATCCTACTTTCTGAAGGTTGGGTCCGTTTAACTTATCAAATGCTTTCAATCCGTTTGCAAGGGAAGGCATCGCCTTCCCCATAACCCAGGTAGCTCCTGCAAGACCTGCACCGAGTGCAGTGATAGCAGCGCCGATTGCACCAGCACCTAAAACGATATAACCAGGAACAGGTGGTTTACCTGCGGCTGCAAGACCCTCGACAATTCCCTTTAAGAAGCCACCGACTGCTCCGCCGCCGCCAGATGCAGCTTTATTAAGAGTTTGAATTCCAGCATCTGCTCCTCCGGCGGCTCCTGCTGCGGCTCCTGCGCCACTTGCTACTGCTCCGGCAGCACCTGCTGCTCCTGCTGAGGCTCCTCCTCCGCCAAATAATCCACCAATGCCAGGTATCTTAGATGCTAATTTACCTAAAGCAAGTGACCCTAGCACTGCCGCTGCTGCAATAGCTGCAAACTTAAGTGCCTGCATTGAGCCTCGTAAAGGATCGATTGATTCTAAGAATGTTTGGAACTTAGCTTTTGACTCACGTTCCATTGAGCGGATACCTTCGATAGAGTCGGCAAGAGGGTCTGTTCCTGCCGCAGCTTTTGCAGCCATGTCTTTATCGATCTGTGCTTTTGTTTTAGTCAAATCTGCGCCGCCGCGCTTATTCAAATTAGTAATATATTCTTGACCAATACCCAATTGCTTACCAAGAGCTTCACCGCCCTGTTGGTATGCAGTATTGTATTTTGAGATGTTTTCCTTTGCAGCATCATCCATTTTCTTAGCTGCTGCAATTTGAGCTTCTTTAGAACCATTAGATGCTTTGTATGCATTAATGGTTTCTAATGCACCTTGATTAGCTAGACCTGCGGTATCTTTATTGTAACTGCCTGTACGATAGATTTTACCCATCATTGCGGCACGTTCTTTACCCTCAGTGTCAGATATAGTTTGAAGGAATTCTTGACGCTTTTTCTGTTCAGCTTGTATTCTATCCGCTTCTGCTTGTGCTCCGGCGTCTCCCTTTCTAGCACGAAGTTCTTCAATCTTCTTATTTTCAGCAGCAATTTGAGCTTGTTCTTCAAACTCAGCCATCGTTGCAGCACGATCAGCTTGAAGTTGATCAGCCTTTTTACCGGTCAACGAGGACATTCTAGTAAGATTTTCAGCATAGTCTAATGACTCTTGCTGCATTTTCTTAGTAGATTTGCTTTGGTTATTTAAAGATTGACCGGATGAGCTTTGCATCTCAACGTATTTGGCCTGGGAATCAAGTAGTTGTTCTTGCGAGATGCCCATTCTTCCGAAACGTCTTCTTGTTTCGTCAGAAACCGCAGCCATCTTCATGAACTTGACTGCACCTTCACCGGCATAACCGCCCATACCAAGAAGATTTTGACCTAAGCCATTAACCTGCTTAGACAACTTCTCCATGTCATCAAGTGAGAATCTAGCTTGCTTTGCTAAATTACCTATCTCGGTAGTAGTTGCTGGTAGAACACCTGCAACAGAAGTAAAGCTATCTCTAACATTTACAATGTTGTCATCAAGTTTGAATATTGATGAAGCTAGTGCGCCAAAAGCACCAAGTCCAAGACCTAATGCTGCTCCTAATAATCCAAAATTCTTACCAACTTGGAAGGCAGCCATTCCCATGCCTTCTGCGGATTTGCCGTACTTGGCCATTCCACTTTCAGCACTTAATACTGCACTACTAAAGTCTTTTAGTGCTCCTACACTTGTTCTAGCTGCTTGTGCAAAGTTAGCATTAGCTTCTTTTACTGCCTCTGCTGCTTGGGAGTTAGCTTTAGCTAGAGGATCAACACTACCGGCACCTTTATTAATAGCATCTGAATTCTTCTTTTCAGCCGCAGTATTATCACGCACTGCCCCTGCTTGTTGATTTACAGCATTGACCATTCCTGCCATAGTTGAGCCAAAGCTCGACAACTGATCATTGAATGATTTTATCGAATCTTGTAACTCTCTAAGTACTTCTGGATCCATATGCAATTCCGGTAAAATAAATAGCCAGGTTTTTTTGCCCACTAAATAGCTTATATGTATTTAGTATAAGTCTAAAACCGAAATTTTAAGAGGAACTATATGGACAATAACCCACTAAAGCAGTATTTCAGAAGACCATCTGTATACATGAAGCTTCCATCAAATGGTCAAGGCTATCCGGAGGGTACATTAGAGATGCCCGAAACCGGCGAGCTTCCAGTGTATCCGATGACTGCAATTGATGAAATCACTGCCCGTACACCAGACGCATTATTTAACGGAACTGCAATTGCCGAACTAATCACAAGTTGCGTCCCTAATATCAAGGATCCTTGGGCAGTTCCTAATGTTGATCTTGATGCAATTCTTATTGCAATCAAAGCAGCTTCGTCTTCTTCAGGTGAAATGGATCTTGAATCAATTTGCCCGAAGTGTGAAGAATCTTCAACATATAAAATAAATCTAGCCGGCATCCTTGCATCAATTGCTAGTCCTGATTTCACACAAGAACTCACTGCAGGTGATCTAAAGGTAAAGCTAAAGGCTGTTAATTTTAAAGAAATCAATGAAGCATCAATGAAGCAATTTGAGTTTCAAAGAATGGCAGCACAGATTGATTCTATCGAAGACGAAGATGAACGTAACAAGCTAATGAAGGATTCATTGCAGAAAGTTACTGATCTTACTATGGATTTGCTATGTCAAGCTATCGAATACATTCAGACCCCTACTATCAAAGTAGATCAGAAGGACTACATTCTTGATTTCTTAAGACACTGTGATCGTAATGTGTATGTTACTATTAGGGATCGTAGTTCGGAACTGCGTCAAATCAGTGAAGTTAAGCCAATGAAGATCAATTGCGGAAGCTGTGAACATGCATATGAGCAATCAATCACGTTGAACCCAACAGATTTTTTCGAATAAGGCTTCTCAATTCGTCACCCGAAGATATTAAGAAGCTGTTTGACACCTACGAAAATGACGTTTCGGGAATAAAAAGGTCAGCACTCGACATGGCATGGCACATGCGAGGGGGTGCTACCTATGAAGATGTGTTGAATATGTCTTTTCAAGAAAGAGAAGAACTAAGCAAGATGATAGAAGAACATCTTGATATAACAAAGAAGTCACAACTTCCATACTTCTAATAGAGGGAACTATTCATTTAGTTCTCTCTTTTTTTTGGCTTCTATTATAGCTCTCATTCAGAGTTGTCCTTCAGACAACTTATACCTTACTCACTTCGTTCGTTTCGGTATATTCTTTTTCATTCTATTGAATGGTAATGTTTAAGATAACTTACTGAATGATATTGCCGGTTTAGAAGCCATGGTAGTGCTATTCAGCACTACCAATGGTCTAGGACATTGCCATGGCCCGTCACCCTTGCTGTCTATTCCCCGTCAACCTAGCTTTTGATGCCGATTGACGCTACCGGTTGCCCTGTAAAGTTTACTGGGACTGTAGTGAGGCTATCTTTCGATTCCTCGGCAACGCATGTTCTGTGTTCTCAAGACAGAGTACAACACAGACTCATTTAGGGTTCGCCTACCTAGCGAGAGCCCTGTCGGTATTCCATAGATGTAAACATCTATGCAGTTTTGAAGGAATGCACCTTCGGCTCCAGAATCTGAACGCAGGTGTCTGCGCCCTCAAGGAGAGTCGAGCTACCTCGACCAAACAACTATGTCGGGTTCTGTGTTTTAAGGTTAAGTATTGAGTGTTAGTACGTTGGGTGTAGACGAGGTGTCAATGTTTGTACTAGGTGAGCCTGAATAAACTTTAAGAAGGTCTTTGTTGAGCTTGAAGAAGTGTTGAAATTCAATAATGATCCAGTCACCGAACTTAGCGGAACTGTAGTAAATGAAATTATCCGTAACCCAAGTACACTTTGCTTGTACAGCGACATACTTGCCTTTACGATTAAACTTCATGAATAGCACATTGCAATCATCAGTTTCTGCTACAGCCATCAGTTGGTCTAGCCAACCGTCGATTTGCTTGCAGTCCCCGGATAAAAGAAGATGAAAGGGGAAGTCTGCATATGACTTACATTCTGCGTTGAATTTAGTAAACGTTTCACCTGGAACAATGTCGCCCTTGAATGAGCGAATCTGTCCTTCGTCCAAGTACTGTTTACGTGATTGATTTTTACCGCCAATGTATGCACCTGAGCCGGGAGCCCTAATAAAACTTTCGTCATAGGTCTTTGATAAGAAGTTTGCGACTTCTCGTTCGAATGATGAGCCTTTGGCTTTGCTAGGTGATGTCATATAATAACTTATGCTTTCTCGTAGTGCTGGTAATATTTTTTATGCGATATCTGTCGTGGTATTGTAACTAGTAAACCCGTTTTCTTTAATCACCTTGAGAACGCTAGGAACACGTCCTGCAAGTTCTTCTCGGTGACTGACCAGCCATACAGATTTACTGCGTCTACGTGACATTTCTTTTAGAATTGCCATTGCATTCTCGACTCCGATACTATCAAGACCGCTATCAATGAGTTCGTCAATGAATAGAGTGTTGATTGGGAAGTATAGATTTTCCCACACATCTCTGAATGCAAACGACAGCCCGAGGATGAGACGATTACGCTCACCGCGAGACAGATTGTCAAAGTCTAGCGCACGGCCTAACTCAGTGATTTCAACTGAAAGATCGTTCATGAACACGACTGTGTGAGGAAGACCAATCTTGTCGAGATAATGCGTTAATCTTGCGTTAAGGTATGACAAGTTCTGATCAATGATCTTCTTACGAACAAAGCTATCCTTGCTAGTGAGCAAGTCAAGTAAGAACTTCAAGTGGTCACCCAACTTTGACAGGTCGTTGATGATTTCAAAGTCAACTGTTTGCAACGCATTTGCTTCCATATCACTGATTTGATCCACATAAGGATCAACGTCTTCTGCTTTCTTCTCAATCTGCTTGAACAAACTAGCGACAACACTACGATGTTCGATTGCTTCTGCTTCGGTATCATAATGAGTCAAAGGTGCAGCACCTAAAACTTCGTTAGTGCATTCTTCGTCAATCTGTTCTGCATATGGGTCAGTCTCGGCCATCTTAGCGTCGATTTGATTCTGAATGTTTTCAAGTTCTGAACTGTGCTTGATTGCTTCTGCTTCGGTCTTATAATGAGTAGCAGGAGCAACTCCCAAAACGAACACAGAATTTTTATTTTTTTCTAACTCGTTTTGGGTTTGGGTAAGTTCTGTTATTGCTGCGGTAAGTAGTTCACGTTTACTGAGTAAAACATTAGCATGATTTTCGTCATGAAGATCCTGACCACAAGTATAACACTTGTTTTCTTCAAGTGTCTTAATCTCGCCCTCTAACTTAGCTACAAGGATTTCGTCCTTTTTTAGAGTTGCTTCTAGTCCGGCGATAGTCTTGTTTAGAGTAGCAAGTTCGATCTTGTTAGCTTCATATACCTTAAGGTCATAGTGGGCTTGTAGTTCGGCAACGATGTCAATATTGCTCTTTGTGTCGTAACTGGTTTGCAGGACCTTAACATCAGCGTCACGCTTTTGTAACCAAGCAGTCTGTCTTGCGAGTAGAGCATTGCAAGCCTCTTGCTTTTTCTTCTTCTCATTGTAGATCGTTAAATCTTTGTGAGCTTGCAGTTCGGCAATGATGTCAACCTTACTCAGTTCATCATAATCACTAATGAGCTTATTGAGGTCTTCGTTATGTTTCGCATTCCAAAGACGCTGACGGCGGCGAAGATTCTCAATTTGTTCTTCGACTCGCTTGTTAGCTTCTTGAATAGTCTTGACCTTGAATTGCTCTTGCTCAACCGTTTCTTTGTTAGACTTGATTTTTGTTTTGATTGATTCTGCTTTTTCAGAAAGCAAAGTGATACCGAGCAACTGCTCAATGATCTTGCGCTGTTCACCGGCACCCAATGAAAGAAAAGGTTCAGTATAGGTGTTCAATGCAACGATGTGCTTAAACATATCGTGAGACATGCCCAAGGTACGCTCAATTTCTTTCTGCGTATCTTTGTTCTCTCCCTGAGCAGTATCCTTATCATCAGCCTGTTCAACTCCATTGATATAGAATCTAAGAGTATTTGGGCGACGACCTCGTTCAATCTTGTAATCAATTCCCTTTGAAGAATACTCTAGTGTTACCATCATACCCTTACCGTTGGTACGATTGATTAGATTATCCTTACGAATCTTGTTGATAGGGGCATCAAACGCAGCATAGGAAAGAGCTTGCATGAGTGAAGTCTTGCCAGTACCGTTTCTAGAACCATCTCCACCTAAATCTAGATTTTCACCTAGGATAAGTGTGAGTTCTTTACTATCGAAGTTGACAGCTTGTGTTACTGCCCCGATTGATAGGAAGTTACGAAGGGTGATGTTCTTAAGTATGATACTCATAGGTTACGGTAAATCTCTAACAGTAGTTTTGGATCATAGAAATCGCTTTCGATCTTTGTGATCTGATCAATAACGATTTGGTCTACACTTTCAAAGTTTACTTCGCCGGGAGCAAGATCCTGTGCAAACTCTGTGTTCTTGATGGGAATCAAAGACATTTCTCTTAGTCCATGTTGTGGAATGAGTGTTTCACGAATAAAGTTAGCCTCTTCGTAAGAAATATCAATGTCGAGATGTACTCTGACACTGGATTTAGGAAGAAGCAGACCTTCTGGATTATCTAAGATATCACTTAGTTTGTATACACGGAAGATAGGTTGACCTGGCCATGAATGAAATTCAGGCTCGTTCCCCCATTCTAGGATCATCATGCCTCTTGCATCGTCGCCCGCATCAGCGTAGTTATGAGGGAAAGCATTACCGATATACCAAATGTTCTTACGGCACTGACGCTTATGAAAGTGTCCAGAGAAGACCCACTCAAATCCTGAAACGTATTCTGAGTTGATCTCCCCGTGGTCGGGCATCTCTATCATCGCATTCATATAAAAGTGTGGAAGTTCTAAATGAGCAAATAGATACTTACCCTTCATCTTAGGCAACTTCTTATAGTCATCCCCAACTAACCAAGGAGCAATAACTACATCATCTTGCTGAAACCAATCGTTTACGATGGTAACATTGGGAAGATGATTTGCCCACTCTACTGAGTGAATATCCCGACGATCACGATAATAAAGATCATGATTGCCAGGGATAAAATACACTCGGTCAAATGCATCGTTCAGTTTTTCTAATGCACGAAGACCAAACTGAAGGGTGTGCATGTTTATGCTTGATCTATGGTGATTGTAGTCACCTAAGAAAAAACATGTCTCACACCCTTCAGCCTTAGCTTTAGTGATGAACCAGTCTACAAACTCAATACAATCGGTATTGTGCTGTAGACTATTGCTCTTTAACCCAAAATGAATGTCGGTGAAGACTGCTGCCTTCTTGAATAGTTCTGCCATAATCTTACTATAGTGTCCTTAACTGCAAATAGCAATCAATTAGGTAACCTTAACTTCTGTGATCTTTACATCA